AGACTTGTCTTTCAAACCACAGGACACTCTATGCTTAGAAAACACATTGATAAAAAGTATATCAAAGATGTATTACACATTCAAAATGATACAAAAAACATTAATGTTATCGGTAATGAACCTTATTTCTATGATAGTAATATTTCATCTTGGTATTAATTACTTCTTACCTTTCTTCTTCTGCTTCATATCAAAGACATCTTTAGCCTTTACTTTACCATCTTTCTTAGTTGATGTAGGCATATCATACGGTGACTTGTTAGTCGCACAGTGTATATCTCCCGAACATTTTATTTTTGTTTTCTTTTTCTTTGCTGAATACATTTATTTTTAATTTTATTTATATTATTTTAATATAACTCTAATTATAAAAATGTCGCTTATATTTACCAGTAACACTCAGGATGACTACAAGGACACTGATAGTGAAGGTCGCACTCTTACTTCTACCATAGGGATTGAACGTCCTGCTGATTATCAAAATCACTTGACATCCCCACTTGAAGTCAAACCTAACTCTCAAATCGCAGTTCAGTCTGTTAAAATTGAAAGGGAACAAACTTATGAAATCACAGATACACTTAATATGCTATATTATTTTGGTGAGCCACTTGGAACTACTCTTAAATTGGAAGATGTCACTAAACGACCAAACCTTATTTCTATACCAAGAGGTGTATATGATAGAAGTGAGTTTGCTACTCAGTTACAAACTGAAATGAATAATATGAATACTGTGCCTATGGTTCATAATAACTTTAGAGTTAATGCTTCTTTAGCAGACGGTGCGTTCAAGGGTTTTAAAATATCAGCAAGTCAAAATGGAACTACTTACACTGACCGTGCTTCTACGATTGCTAGTGAATTACCGGATGTATTTGTTGCTATTGGTTCTACTCCTACAAGTGATAACTTTACTTTAGCAGGTGGTGTCTTTACAAGAACTGGTGCTTCAGGAACTATCCTTGATGAATTATGTTGTGGTATTGCGACTGATTATCCACTCGCTATGGGTGAAAATGCTTGTATGACGGTTGATTTACGTGGAGCATCATATTATGATGGGGTTACTAAGACAAATCTTAACTCTTCTTGGGCGATTGGATTAACAAGACCTACTATTCAATTAAATAATGATAATACAATAGGTAAAAGTCATGGTAATGCTCCTATTGATTTTAACAGGCAAAAGACAGCAGTTAATCCACACTTTTTTGATTATGTTGCTATCTTTGATGCTGAAGACGGTTCAGCAGGGGCAGGTTCATTATCACTTTATACAGCAAATTATCTTAAAGATGATAAAGGTAATGCCATAGCAGAATCATATAAAATGCGTGAAATCATGTATTCTGGTGGAGCAGGTCAAATAACCAGTGATATCACTAATGCTTCTATTAATGCTACAGGTGAATATCAAACATTAGAATGGTCGTTTGTAGGTGAAGAAGTCCAACTATCACTTAAGAAGGCAGATGGGTCACGAACAAAATTAATTGGTAGTGACCTTACTGTTAATGCTTCAAGAGTATTCAAACCAACTACTGATTTTACAGGGACTTTATATCCTAAAATATGTCTCAGTCAGGGTTCAGTTCAAATTACAAATTATGATACTTACTCTGCTACTAATGTAACTTATAGATATCCAAGTTACAATGGATACGACCCTACTGATATGAGCGGGGGGACTTATACCGTGGGTGATAGTCCTTATGCTAATTTTATTGGGAGGTCTAAACTTATGCGTAGTGATGGTCTTAGGGGTGATACTACTGTTCTTGGTCTCAAACCTTCGTGGGGTGAAAGAACGGCTGGGAGGGTCACTAGTTTCATTTTTAAACCTGATTATGCTTTCGGACAAATGTTACCTGAAGACTTTGAAACTTCTACAGAAACACTTGACTTTGCTGGTAATAATGCGAATGGTGGAGTTGAATACGACCACTTGTTAGTCTTAACTGATACAGAACCACCGGATTCACAAGACAAAGGTGTCGGTAACTATTACAGTGATATGTGTAATATTGGTAGATATATCGGGTGGAGTGACCTTAGTATAATAACTGAGGCAGAAGGCACAGTCACCGCTAGTAATTTAGTCGTTTGGACGAGTCCTGATGTGCCTGAATTCAAAGTCAATTCAGCATTTGTTAGAATTTCAAATCTTAATCATAGAACTTATAACTCTTGTAAAAACAGTATCAGTAAGATGTTATACCATGTGCCACGCTTCACTAATGACGGTAGGCAGTTCGGTGACTTGTTCTGGGAAGTAGGTGAAAAGACTTACGTTGATTTAAACAATACTGAATCATTTATGCTTAATCAGTTACAAGTCCAAATCGTAGATAAGAATGAAAGAGTCGTAGATGATTTAGTGGGCGACACCATTGTTGTCTTTCATATTAAGCAAAAGTAAAGTGGTGCTAAAAGTAGTAATATTATTGTAATTTGAGATATCTACCAAGCATATCCATAGGTATATAATTTTCTACGATAGGTTTATAAATTATTATTAAAACGTATAATAATAGCACTTTCCGCACCATCTATTTTTGTAATTATTCTATTGTAATATTTATCTTGTATTAATACAAAATGAAGTTTGTAATACCATCCTATAAAAGACCATACATCTTTAGAGACTATACTTTGAAGTTCTTATCCAAACATGGTGTCCGCCTAGATGATATCTATGTAATAGTTAGAGATGATGACCCACTACAAGATTATTATTTGAAAAGTTGTCATGTTATTAAGACTAATGTAAAAGGCATAGGCATGACTCATAACTTTATCACTGAATACTTTGATGAAGGTGAATTCATTGTTGAAATAGATGATGACTTAGAAGAGTTATGTGACAATGAGCGGAAGCCAATTACAGACTTCTTATCAATTGTTAATGATATGAAAGAACGTATGACTGAAAATAATATATCGTATGGTGGAACGTATCAAGTTGTTAATCCAATGTTTATGAGTCAGTGTAGTCATTATACTAATGACCTTAGATATATGCTCGGTTGCTTACGCTTTAGATTTATAAGAAAAGATATCATTTTACAGACTAACTATGCTGAAGACTTTGAAAACTGTATCCAACATTATATTAGAGATGGTGCTATACTAAAAAACAATTGGATTGCTCCTAAAACAAAGAACTATCAAGATGGTGGTTGTAAAAGTGACGGTAGAGATAATGAAACTGAAAAAGATGATAAAGAACATCTTGCTAACCAGTATCCTACTATGTGTAAGTTGTTTCAGCGTAAAAACGGTATATGGGATTTACGACTCAAAGATAGAAAAATCAATAATTTAAAGGACTAATTAGAACTTTTAGAATTATTTTTACACTAAAATATTCTATTATTATGTATAAACACTATGGAATCGCACTTTGATATAACCCCTGCTGAGCCTGCTGTAAAAGAAGTCATTGAAGTTGAAGAAAGAACACTGGATGGAACTGAAGTCCCACCTGACCCTTATGATGATGAGACTACTGAAGATGTTGTTGTTGAAGAGCGTGAAGAAATTGGTGCTGATGATGAAGATAACTTGGAAGAACTTATGGTTGAAAAGAAACCTAAACTAACAAATGATGAAGTCTTTGCTCCTACAATTGCCCCTATTAAGAAACCACGCAAGAAGCGAAAACCTATGACACAGGAGCAACTTGATAAACTAGCATTAGCACGTGAAAAGGCAAATGCTGTAAGAGCACAAAAGAAAAAAGAAAAACAACAGTTAGAACTTCTCAAATCTAAAGTTGCTAAAAAGCGTAAGGCAAAACAAGAACAAGAAATATTAGCAGAGTTAAGTGATGATGATATCCCTGAACCAATGAAAGTTAAGAAAGTTGCCCCTGTTAAACAACAACCAGCATTCACAGCAGAGCAAATAGCTAATGCTGTTGCTTCAGGTGTTGAAACTTATGATAGAAAGCGTAAAGCAGAAAAGAAAGTTAAACGTGAAAGACAAGCAGTAGAACAGCAAACTGCTGATGTTAGAATGAAAGTTCAAAGAGCGGTCAGTGTGAATCCGTGGGATCAGTTTTTAATGTAAATACAATGATGTTATCATTTTTTTAATGTAAATTATAAATTTAAAATTATTTTATTTATTAATATAAACATGGATAAGTTCTCAAAGATACCTACTATATTGCCAGTGAAACCACCTGAACCAAGACCTACTAAAATGAACCCACCTCACCCTCACTTACCTAATGTTGAAGGTGAAGGCGGTGGTTCATTATTATTATTAATATCTCCTGTAAGAACTGGTAAAAGCACTCTTATCAGTAATATGCTCCTACGTGAAGACTTTTATGACGCTCAGGAGAGATTTGATGCTGTGAATATAATTTCAAACACAATCGCGAACGATGTTACGAGTCGTTATCTTAGAAAAGCATTTGAAGGCAATTGTCATGATTTTTATAGCGATGATATAGTCAATGGTATTGTTGAAAGTCAAAAGAAGTTTAAAAAAGAAGACCAACCAGAAATAGCTATTGTCCTTGATGATTGCCTCGGTTCAATCAAACAAAATTCTATGATTAATCATCTCGCGTCTCGTTATCGTCATTTCAATATCAAATTGCTCGTGATATCGTCACAAAAATTTACTGGTTCAGTTAGTCCAATCATTAGGGCAAATGCTACAGATGTGATTATTGGGAGTCCCTTTCCAAATCAAAAAGAGTTAGAGCGTATAGCAGAAGAGTATGGTGACTTATTTGGTGGAGCAAAGAACTGGGTGAAATTGTATCGTAAAGCAACTCCTAATAAATATGACTTCTGTTACATGGACTTACAAGAAAACCCACCACTCATGTATCATAACTTTGAAAAATTAATAGCAAGGGGTGGAGCAGGTGATGATACAGAAGTTAGTTCTGCTGAAGAAACAGATACAGACGATGAATAATTTTAATTTATTTATTATTTATTTTTATGTTACATTCATTTATAAAATGGATACTTACTCTGTGAATAGTGCTGTAAGCGTTGGTAATGAAGTCGGTAAAGAAGCATACAGTCAAAACCAGTTCAGGATTACACAAAATGCTCTAACTATAGAATCAGCACATAACACCGTAGAAGCAGATAAAAAACAACAAACAAGCGATATAGAAGTAAAAAGTGCTACAGATACACTATCTGCTGGTGAGATGCCTTCTGCTCTCATGGCAATAAAATCTAAGGGATTAGGTGGATTAGCAGGTGAAACTGCTGAAAATTTCAGGACTGCTGGTAATTCTATTTTGAATACAGTAAAACCACCACCACCACCAGTCACACCAGCAGTAGGTGACGTTGTAGATTTAGGAGCAAAACCTGCTCTAACTACAGCGGACGTTGGTATTACTACAGCAGATGATGTTAGTAGGGGCATGGCAGAAGGTCTAAATGTTGGTAATAAAGCATTTAGTTCAGTTGCTGAAGCGGGTTCATTATCTAAATTTATGTTGAATAGAGTTGGTGGTATTACATCTTCAGTTGGTTTAGAAGTCGGTGGCAAAGCACTAGGGGGACTTGGTGCTGGTATATCTGCTGAAGGTGATATCTCAAATCTAGTTGAAACAGGTAAAGTATTCAAACCAAATGAAAGTGCTATGAGTGAAGTGGGTAATGTTGCTTCTATTGCTGGTGGTCTGTTAGATATGGCATCTATTGCTGTCCCTGTATTAGCACCCTTAGCACTTGCTACTAATATATTCTCAGCGGTAACATCTACTGTTGGTGCGGTAGAAGATGATAAAAACCAAATAGCAACTGATAGCAAACCACCACAACAAAATACATTATCTATTCATCCAGCATGGGCTTCTGTTGGCATGGTTGCTTCAGTTCATTCTCAACCTTCTGTAAATTAAATGATATCTTTTAAAATTTTTTTTATTTTTATTTTTTAATGTATGTCATATCATAAAATATGCCAGTTGAAAGTTTTTGGGAGTCTAAGGATTTAATACCTGTAAGTCAAAAAAAGATATCTGTTCCTGCCGAGTTTGGTTTAAACTACTCCGCAGGACAGAAGATACAAATAACTGTTCCACCTTCTATTGATTTCTTCCAACCGAAAGAAACTTATTTGAAGTTTGATGTTGAAATTGCTGGTGACACCGCTGAAGAAACTGCTGGTCGTCGCCGTCTTATGTTAGACGCAGAGACGGGAGGGCAGGTTTTAATACGCGACCTACGTATCTATTCTGGTGGGGCGGGGAGAATTTTGTTAGAAGAATACCAAAATTACAATGTATGGACTGCTCTAAAGTATGATTATGAAACAAATGATAATATTAAAAAGAAGCGTGCTTTAACTGAAGGTTGCCAAGTATATGACCCTTCTTGCCGTTCTACCCATGGCACTAAAAAGAGTGAAGCAAACTCCTGCCGTCATAATGCTTACTTTGACAATCCTGCTGTAAGACTAACCACTGACTCTGCTTCGCACACTGATGATGTAAGGCAGAAGGTTAAGTGTCTATTGCCCCTTAATACAGGGATATTTCAAAGTGAGCGTGTGTTCCCAAATATGCTAACTGAAGGTTTAGTTATAGAAATAATTTTAGAAGAAGGGACTAACGTTTTTAGGCAGTTAGATACTACTTTAGCAAGTCGTGAAGTAATGAGTTGCCCTGTATTCCAGAGTGTTACTGGTTCTGCGTGTAATACTACGGGTAAGGTTGCTTCTGCTGTCACAGGGACAAATGGTTCATTTACTTCCTTTTATCTTCGCAGGGACAATCAGCAGGGTGCTGGTAATGTTGTAGGTAATTGTCCTTTCGTTGTAGGACAAAGCGTAGTCTTGGTAGATGTTGATAATAGTGATACTGTCCTTGCTTCTGGATATGGTGCTGGAGCAAATGGTTCGCAAGTTCAAATCACAGAAATTAAACATGATACAACAACAACTCCGGATATGCTTAAGATTACTGTAAATGCTTCTATGAAGAGTATTAGTGGTGCTGATATCTTAAAAAATGATGCTGTATTAGCACAAGACCCCCGCACAACTGGCTACACTCCCAGTTACACAATCACGGATACAGAGTTAATCCTTCAGCAGGTTATGATGCCACAGGGTTTCAAAGCAAGGATGATGAGTATGTTAAAAGAAGGTGGCACACTGAATTATGATTTCTTATCTCACACCAATTATAAATTTTCACAGTTAGCAGGTGACTTAGTCAGTAATATTCGCTTGCCTGTAAATGAGTCACGTGCCAAGTCAATTTTTATGATCCCCACAGACGCTTCTTCCTATACTAAAGAACAAGCAATGAATGCTTCTGGCACTTACATGATTGAATACTCAGGTGCTGATGATGGTTATTTAGCAGATATTAAAATTAAATCAACTCGCACTGGATTAGTAGGAGTCGCAGATAGACTTAATAACTACCAGATTTTATATGATGGCAAACTAAATCCTACACGTCCTGTGTCCTGCTCCCGAACTAGTGACCGTATCAGTATAGACCAGCAACCAATCATTGAACTAGAAAAGGCACTCGCTATGGGAGGTGTGCGTCCATTGTCCTTTGCTAAGTTCCGTGAGAATTTTGTAGTTGGACGTGCTTTAACTCTACAGGATGGTGTTGTAGATTTACGTGGGCGTGACTTTTCCTTACAGGTTCAGTATGATGCTGAATTAACAGCATTCCCTGCTAAGAATAAGTTGTGGATGAACTGGGTAGCACATCTTAGACGTATAGTCGTCAAGGGGGATAGTATTATGATTGAAATTTAATTTTATTAATGTTATCATAAAATGTTTGTTAGATTATAAAATGCCACCTAAGAAGTATTCAAAAGCAGATGCTGAAAAAGCAAGAAAAGAGTTACGTAAGAAAGTCCCTGAAAAGAAAACCGTTACAAAAGCAGAGTTTCAAAAGGCAAGAAAGGCACTACAACCTGCTAAGAAAACTCCTGCTAAGAAAACTCCTGCTAAGAAACCAACTAAACCAAAGAAACCAAAAGAAAGTGTAATGTTTGCTACAGTAAAAAGACTTAAATTATATGGTATCTTTGTAGAATTCATTGAACTTTTTATTGGTGAATATATGGATAAGAAACACTTTGACTATACTGATGATAAAAGAGACTTTGCTATTAAAAAGATATTGTATGAATTATACAGACAAGAAGATACTTACAAAGAATTCAAGGATAAGTATTTCAAAAGTAAAGCAGTGATGATTGATTGGGTAGAAGAATTATTTGAAGGTGACAGGCAAAAGGACAAGAATTTTTTGAAAAGAATATTTGGTAGATAAGAATGTTATTAATATATAAATGCCAACTTACAAGCAAAAGTTTAATAAGAAGTATGGTTTCAAACCAAATGATTCACATTCATTAGCAGAAATCAGTAGATTAACAGGTTATAAGTTATCAGGTTTAAGAACTATCAAAAAGAAAGGTCAAGGGGCATTTAGGTCTAATCCGGGTAGCGTGCGACCACAGGTCAAATCTGCTTCTCAGTGGGGAGTAGCCCGTGTCTATTCCGCAGTCATGGGTGGCAAAGCAAAGAAGATAGACCAGAAACATTTAGTTAAATAAATATTTTGTAATTATTTTTTTATTATTTTTATATTTACTATTGTATAAAAATGTCAAGCAATCAGCACCTAGAGATTATCCCAAGCAATATCACGAGTGATGGCACGCTATCGTTTAAAAACGGACAACCTGTAGTTCAGTTCATTATTGGAGAACAGGAGCGTTACTTAATCGGTCAGTCACTACGTCTAACTGGTAAATTTACTGCGTTCAGTAGTGATGGTTCTATCAGCACTTCTGCCACTGGTCTTAGAATGAACGAGCAGTTAGGTATATACTCTTGCTTTAATGAACTTCACATCTCATCTCAAAAGACCGCACAGTCAATTGAGACAATTAGACACTATCCAAGAATGATGAGTTCATACCTAGGTGTAACTTCTTCACTACAGGATGGCATTTCGCATCTAAATGAAACGGCACTAATTGATATGAACTTTGCTCTCCAACAGCGTGGAGTTGTTGAAAATCCAACTCAACTTACGACTAAAAATAGCTTCTGCTGTCCCTTAGTATGCGGACTCCTAAACGGCACGTCCCCTATTCCTTTAAGTGGTGCTTGGGGAGTCGGTGGTTTGGATTTATCTATTCATTTAAGTCCAGACTCTAATGTGTTCTTTAGCAACTCATCATCAACTACAAGTATTAATAATGCTTATTATGAACTCAGTGATGTTAAACTTATTTGTGAAGTAATGACACCAGCACCAGACCAACTATCACAGATTATGAAACAGACGCAGAATGTATTTGAATACAACTCTATTGTATCGCAGTATAACACTATTAATTCACGTAATGGTGTTCTTAACTTTCCACTCGGTGTTAGCAAGTGTATGGGAGTATTTATTAATTTTGTTCCTGCTTCACACATTAATAACTTAGCATTTGATGGGACGGCAACTCTTCCACCAACCAACAGTGATGGGACACGTGCGGAGGTTACCCAGTTAATCTTCACCCGTGGTGGTGAGCGTTTCCCATTAGAATATAATATTGATACTATCCAGAAAAATGATACAGGTAATGAAAGAATGGACGCACAGGTTGTCCGTAACTACATGAATGCTGTAATGGGATTCACTAAGATTGAAAGAACTAATGTCAGTCCTTTTAATAACTTTTATGAAGACTATGGTTCTGGTGGTAATCTATATGATTATGCTAAGGACGTTGTAGAAGGGGGAGCAAAATTCGGTATTGGTGTAAATTACGACCAGATTTCTGGAGCAGGAGTATCATTTAAGGATGTTCCATTCGGGCTTCAAATGACAAGTGATATTTCTACTGATTCGCCACAGGGTGTTTTCTTATTCGCACATTGTAAGAACACTGTTGTATCTACTCCCCAAGGTATTCAGGTTGTATCGTAAATTTTTAGTTTTTTTATAATTTATTTATTTATATTTTTCATATTATAAAATATGAGTTCCCCTTCCAATGTTGATAAAATGACCGCAGACTCTACGCCTGATACTACGATGACTAAAGGTTCTGCTCCTTCGCCTTCCACTGTTCCTAACCTTCTACGTGTAGGGACTATTCCAGATAATACACAGATTGATATAGAAACCGATATCTTAGACCCAGTCGTTTTTAACCAGACGTTCTGCCGTATTCAGTTACAGAACAAGGGTATCCTACATTCTAATAGTAAAATTACACTATCTGCTTCTCAAACATCAGCATCTAATACTAGGTCTTTCTTCCCTGCGAATATTGGCGTTCATTCACTAATTGATAGAGCAGTGCTGAAGGTCGGTAATAAAACACTCTGTGAAGTAGAAGATTTCGCACATTTTATGGCATATCAGTCTATGTTTATAGGTGGCGAACATAATAAAGAAAGGGAGCAATACACTACAGCACGTCTAATGAATCATGAACCCTTCTACGCTAATGGTTCTAAATCCGGTGAAAGTTTCGGTAATGCTTCACTAATAGGTCAGCAGAATGCTTCAGCATTGGCTAAGGGTCTTCAACTTAATAAAGATTTAGACCAGTTCCAAGGTGACGCTGAGTATGATGATGTGGATGAACCATTCGGTGATATCCGCCTTCAAAACTTCCAGACTATTGGATACAATCCAACCTTCCAAGTGAATCTTAGCGACTTGTTCCCGTTTCTAAAGACTTCACAGTTACCACTCTATATGATGACTGAACCTGTTTCGCTTGAATTATTTTGGACTCCTAAATCTGGTAAAAATAGATTTGTTGCTGAATCATCACAGGCATACAATTATGAAGCAGATGTAGTCCAGACTAAATGCCAGATGGTCGCAGATTATATTTACTATCCACAAGAAATGATGGCACAATACGCTCAGCAGAACCAGAATTTATCTTTTGCTTATGTTGATTATCGCTTAGCAAAAAGAACTGTTGATGCTACTTCAGCAAGAAATCTAATTCTAAATATTGGTGGTGCTGGTCGTATTTGTAATAAGGTCATTCAGTCACTAAGTGTTGATGCTGATGATGGTGATAGCGATATCCTTGCTAACTTTTCATCGGTAGGGGCAAATGCTTCAGTTGGTCTTGAAGAAACAGATTCTGTTAATGGTTCATTAACTTACAATCTAAGATACAACGACCACTTCTTGTTCCCTGTTGATGTTAATAATAGTGCCAGACATTTCCACAATATCGTCCAGAGTGAAGGCAAAGTCCCATTTGTAGTCAGGCAAGAATATTCGGGTGAAGGTCTTGTATTAGCAGGTAAGTTTGAAGGATACACACAAACTGATGCTTTGACTAATAAGTTCTTCCACATAGCAAATAGACTTAATCGTAATGAAAGGGTTAATTCGCGTGGTATTGAAGCGTATGTTGATTACCAGACTCTGGGGGCTGGTTCTCACACTCTACGCTTTTATGTTGAACTTGTAAGAATGGCAGAGTTACAGAATGGCAGAATTAACATTCAGTTTGCTTAAGTTATCATAATTTTGTTTTTGTAAAATAACTTTTTTATTCTAATTCATATTAATAATGAGTTCAGGTTATCAATCCACCTATATATTAGAAGCAAATAGATTGTCAAGTGAAGAAGTCAAGTCAGGCAATAATGCTAATAGTGCTTTATATACAAATAAAGTTAATAATGGTCTCAAATTAAATACAGGTGATGTAGTTTCAGTTCATTCAGCATATATTAGTGAGTTAGGTGCTGAGGGTAGTGAAATAGAAATCAAAGGGCAACAGATAGATAAGTTAAATGCTTCAGTTGTATTAAACTATAATGTAATAGAACATAAAGCAGGTAAAGATATTGATATTCAGGAATTTACTGAAGACAGCGACTATATAGTCAATACATCTTTAGTCAATAACTTTATATTAAATAGAAGAGTAAATACATCACTTACAAAGATATTTAGGGATGATGAAATCAACATGGTAATGAATCCTTATAAAAATACAAATGGTGAGTTTTATATATCACTGCCTTATAATTATTTAACTCCAGACAGTGATTTAAACGTTCCAACTTATTGGGAGGGGCAAAGGGGTTCTGGGACTGGATATCCTATCATTCAACATGATACTTCAACTATAGGTGACATTCATTGTGGTAATATTACAAGGATGCCTGATGATAGAATGTATAACATAGTAGATAGAAAGAAGTTTAAACCGACTGTGAATGCTTCATTCAATAACTGTGTAGCAAATGATAATTCAAGATATGCTATTTTTCAAATGCGTGAAGTAATCCATACTTATCCTAAATCAGGTGCTGATTTTACAGACTTACAAAATACAGCATTATCAGCTATTCCCTATGACCCTACAAATACAACTGAACTAGGTGCGTCACTTACAAGTGCTTCGTATGTATTAGGTGACCGTGCCGACCACCACTCTAATACTCAATACAGGGATATTGCTACATTCCCATACGTAAGAGTTAGAAACTTAGTGAATGCTTCAGTGAATACAGGTTACAACTCTACAACAGATGTTGCCAGTAAATTAACTGAAGATATGTTAAGAACTCAGGATATCAAACAAAGAACTTATAATGGTGTAAATGTAACAACAGTAGCAGAAAATCAAGTTAATAAATTGTATAAATGTGCTTCACCTGAAAACTTCAAATACAAGAATGGTGGTTCATTTTTAAATTGGACGGATGGTGCTAATGCTTCTAACATTTATAATTATATTACTGCTTATGAAACAATAGGTGTTAAAAGACCTGATTTATATGAGTTAGGTAGAGAGGCTTTTCCTTGTGAAGGTTATACAATCGCAAGTGATTTTGTATCAAGGCGTATTAATAATCAAGAACAAATAGTTGAAACAACTATCCCATGGACTAATGAAAACTTATTCAATATCAGTAATTTAATTAAAGCACAGCAAAGATATCCTGAATTATTAGATGTTAGAAACTTCGCAGGTGATACAAGTAATTTTGTAGAGGCAGGTGTATTGGATAGTAGTTTCAATATATTCTTTTTACATGTAAATATGAATGCTTCAAATGATGGTGTGTTAGGTTATGATTTAAATGATACTCAGGCATCATATTTTGGTTCAAGGATAGAACATCAGGTAGCACCGGTGACATTTTCAACTATGCCTATGTTCTTTAATTTTAACCCTTTAACAAGAGATAAGAGTGCCAGTGAAGTTAGTGGTAGTGATTTTTATAATGCTGTCTATGGTTTCGCAATAAAAAGAACAGTTGGTGCTGAAAGTTTCATAAGTATTTTGAGTGAAAATCATTATGATTATGGGACAACAAATGCTTCAGGGCATGATATTTATCCTTCAGGAGTTAGAATTGGCTGGGACTGGCACTTCACAGCGTATGGATGTCCTTGTATATTATTATATAATGGTTTCTTAGGCACAGATGGCATAGCATTTCAGGGCATGGGTATATCAACTTATGTTGATACAAATGAAACAAATACTCCACTAAGAAAATTACCTGAAGCAATACCTGAGGTATATTTAGGTAGTCCTTCTGCTACGATAGCATTTAGTCAAGAAACAGATAGATTTGAAATAAGACATCTACACCAAGCAGAAGTGATAGGTAATCTATACAATGCTGGTTATACAGCAGAAAAGACATATGAAGTTACTAATGCTTCTACTGGAGCAGTTGAATTTACTAATCCAGATATAGCAGTCCCTGTGAATCCGCAAGCAGACTCTAAGTGTTATAAATTAAATAAACAACCAAATAAAAATAATTTCACACCAGCGATGGCTCCTTACTTTTCACAAAGAAATGCCAGTTTCTTTACTTCTTACACATCATCCCAAAACGGTTCAAAGACAGCACAGCAACCGTTTCCTTACGTTAATAATAATATAAATGTCAATTCAATCTATGATAGTATGTGTGGTAACTATATTGTAGATTGGGGTATGAATGAAAAGTATTGGGATCAGTCGCTGTGGGGTATTATGGGATTTCAATATCATCAAACAACTGGTGATGGTAATAATCAAACAAGGATAACTAATTCAGTGACTTGGGATAATATGGATGAAAATACAACAAATGCTGATATCACTAATGCTGATTTTGATGGTATGACAAGAAATATGTTTAACTCACCAACATTTAATATCACACCAGTGAATGCTATAAGACCAAGGTTTCAAACTCCTTCAGGTAATGCTTCACATTCATTCTATCCAGATATAGTTATCACACAAACCAACGGACAGCCACTTCGGGCAGAAAATATCCCAGCAAGAACTTTAAGACCTTATTATACAATACGCTCTAATATTATAGGACAAGCACAATATCTAGGTGGTGGTGATTCAGGTATCCCATTACCTGTTGTTGCTATAGTCCCAAAGGTATCACAAAGTGGTGATTATTTTAATTTAGCATCAAGTCAGTTACAATTTACAGTCACACAACCTACTATGCTTACAGATATCACAACAAGTATTCATGACCCTGATGGTTCATTTTCAGCACTTTCACCTAACTCTGCTGTCTTATATAAAATTCAAAAAACAGTCAATGCTGATATGAATGTAGTATCAACAATATTAAAACAAGAACCAACTAAGAAACAAGGATTAGAATTTGAAGAGTCCCTTGAAAACCCACAACCTACAAAAAAAGATATCACAAATGTAGTCAATATGATGGTAGTTAAACCACAATAATAAATGGTGCGGAAAGTGCTATTATTATACGTTTTATAAATAATTTATAAACCTATCGTAGAAAATTATATACCTATGGATATGCTTAGTAGATATCTCAAATTACAATAATATTACTACTTTTAGCACCGCCTTAATATTATGAATATATATTGATTATTATTACTTAAGAACAATAGTAACAATATAATAAAATGGATGAGAATAATGTAACTTATAGCAAAGAAGAGTTAGCAGAAATGTTTGAAGGTGTTAATTCAAATCACTTACACCTGAAGGGTGAAGCCAAAAAGCGTCTCAAGCGAGTTGTTACTACTACTTGGAAGATTAATAAAACAATAGGAGCATTAGAACTATTTATTAAGTTACATGAAAGTGAAGCAATATATATGAAACAAACTGAATGGTTCAAACAGTTTCTTGATGACGCAGACTTATCAGTCAATGAAATTAAAAGTAAAAAACCGATATCATATCTTAAGCACAGACAGCGTATCGCAATGAGAGACGAACAAATTGAAATGTTAGAGACTAAACTTGAGAATGTATTAGAAGACAATGATTTAATAAGTAAAGAAGACCATAAAGAAGAAATCAATGAATTGAAAGAAAATCACATTCAAAAGACTTTAATATTACAAGATAAACTTGATAAAATGAGATATGAGTTAGACATGAGTAAAAGGGACTTAGAAAATGTTAGAAATTCTAAAGACCAACAAATACAGTATTACAAGACACAATTAGATAAATTAGCAACAGAGCAATAACTCATCATAAGCATTTTTTATTTCAATAAACTTATCAGCGTCTCCACCCTTATCGGGGTGAAATTTTAAACACATTTTATGATAAGCCTTTTTCAAATCATCTTCTGTTACAGGTGGTTCAATTTGTAGCAGTTCATGGGAACTACTCTTTTTAAGTGGTCTAACTACTTC